CTTTCAGATAACTTTTGATCTTTTACGGCTTTTGTAATTTTTGAAATAAGTTCATCGTTGGGCTTAATCTTTATCCAAGCCTTTTTAGCATTTTCTTTAGATACCTTCTTTGGATAGATTTTCCAAAATGCCTCAAATTGATCTATATATTTATTTATATGGGTTATGGGTATTGGGTTATGGGTAGCATCGATTTTCATTGCGTTCGCATCGTTATTTAATGCGTTCGCATTGCGTTCGCTTTGCGTTTGCATATCATTCGCATTTTTTGACCATCTTGCTTGAGCAGATAATTTAGCCTTAACTGACTTATCGTAGATGCCATTAAGGACTTGGTCACAACGCTTATGACGATAAACATCTTGCTCTTTTACAAAGAAAGTATCCAAAATAATCTGAACTGAATCAGGGTTAGAACCTATCTTAAATGCAAGTCTTTTAGAGTCATTAGGTAATGGTAATTCGGTATCGTAGTACATCCAGATTAGGCGTAAATAAGCCATAGTGTCTGAATCAGACAATGATGCGGTATCGCGCTGGAAGTCACCGATATGGTGTGGATAGAAATGCATATATGCCCTCTCAATGGCAATTCTCACAAAGTAGGTGGTATGGCAGGACGGTGAGAAATCGTCTTTTCGGGTTGCATTCCCTAGCCATTCCGGTAAATCCTCTAGGACTATAACGAAACTTTTCTCTTAGCGCAAGTCCTACAAATATCAGAGTTTTTAAATTGAATTGCTGAACGTGAATGTTTACAAATAGGACACTTTTGCATTGCAAAATTATAAATCGTTTTCTCTTTTGTAACGGACGTCTGATTTACAGGTTTTAAAACTTCGTTTTTCAATTACTTGTCCTCGTGGGCTTACTGTTCTAGGGAATGTTTTTAGCGGAGTAAATGGTATCGGCTCCCGAGATGGGACTAGCTTCTTCTCATCTATTGGCATAGGCTTATCTTTATAAGATGGAAAGAATACATCACCTTCCTGCTTAAAGCATTTGTACCTGACTAATTTCCTAAGCTCTGTGGTCATATCCCATTCGACAGCAAAGCCCATCATTCCGTACCTTTGTATTATCTCTTTGACACTAATACCGCCAGAATTGTTAACAATATCGATAAATTCAGCCCTTCGGCTACCTATTCTTGGAACGTACATAAAATAATTTTAAAAAAGTTGTTGACATACAAGATTGTGATGAGCTATAGTTGCTTCGCTGCAACACACTATTAACCACTAGGAGAATACTATGAAAACAAAATATGCTTACTCTGTTACATACAAAATTTTTGACGATGAAGTTAATGCTTACAGAGAATTTGGCACTTGGATACGTGGCAAAAATAAACAACAGCTAACTCAAAGAGGAATTGATAAATTACTTAAAAGTAAGTTTAAAAATGCTAGTGTTATTAAGTCACAACAATGGATAGATAACTAGGAGAATACTATGAAATCAGCAACAGTTCGCACAGTTTCTAAAGGTAGCCCATTTACCGAAGCATACGACCTTGTAGTTGAAGTCTTAAAAGACGGTGAGTGGACATACTATCAAGGCTTTAATACTCTTAGTAACGATTACGCATATACAGAAGCTCGTGCAGCAGAAGCTCGCGCAAAGGCTGAACTATGAAAACTAATATGCACAATTGGGAAATAGCTGAAATCGTCTATGCTTTGCGTCTACTGGCAGATAACCTAGACAAGAAGCCAAGAACCACTCAGGAGCAGGAAATACTTGAGATAGCGTATGAAGCATTGCTAGTAGCTCCTAGAGAAATCCACGAACTTGTTAATATTTTAGAATCAAATGATAACTATGAATAAATTGCTCAACACTAACGATTTCTTTGCACGTAAGCCACTACTTTGTGGTGTAATAATAGTTCTTCTATACATTATTGCGTGTTCACTATGACCGATGAAAAGAACATTTTATACAAGAAAGATTACGTTACGTCTGCTAAAACGGACATTAGAAAGACTTTTGCAAAAATTAGAAAGGATCAAAAAGCGGCTGAAAAAATATCTACTTCTGAGAAAACACAACCTATCAATATTGTTCAGTATAAAAAATTCAGATAAATAGGAATCTACTATGAATAACGACTATCAATTGCAAGAACAGCACGAACAACAGCAATGGCTTGTATATAGCAAGCTGCAAAAAGCCAGAGTATTACTACAAGAATTACCACTCAAGAAGTCAGGCTTTAACTCATTCGCAGGATTCAAATACTTTGAACTGGCAGACTTCCTGCCTAGCATTAATACGATATTTGACGATCTAGGACTATGCTCAGTCTTTAGCATTAGTGAAGATGTAGCAACACTACGTATCTTTGACTCAGAGTTCGGTGGAGTCGTTTATTTCCGCAGTCCTACCGCAGAAGCCGGAGCAGGTAAAGCACCGCCTATACAGGCTTTAGGATCGATGCATACTTACTTACGTAGATACTTATTCCTTAATGCGTTAGAGATTACAGAACATGACGCTGTAGACGCTACGATCAAGAAAGACGAGCCACGATCAGCCAAGCCTATTACCGTAGATGTATTTGATAGCCTAGATGATGAGACTAAAGAACTTATCGAAAACATAGCTATGGATGTACGTATGCTTATAGGACGTAATGATATGCAGGGAGTCATTGATTACATTAATCTGCAAGAGTTTGACGCAGATACAAAGACTGCATTCTGGAGTAGGTTAGATAGTAAAGAGCGCAGCGCAATTAAGAAATTTTCAACAGGGAAATAAAATGGCTGAATATAACAATGAAAATCGTGGCGTACTTTACCGCAACGGAAATAAAACCTCTGACAATCATCCAGACTACTCAGGCAGCGTTAATGTAGATGGTACTGACTTCTGGCTCTCAGGATGGCTTAAAGAAAGCAAAAAAGACGGTAAAAAGTTCTTTAGCTTATCAGTTAAACCTAAGAACGATACCAAGCCAGTTAATAATCCTGTTAAGTCTGTTGAACCAGATGATTTTGACCAAGAAATTCCGTTTTGATCTCGCAGCCCTAATCCTCCTTCTAGGGCTTTCACAGGAGTTTCGGCTCCTGTTTTTTTATTCTGGAGTAACTATGAAATTGTTAGATGAAGTTAAACAACGCTACAGCATTAAGAATGACGCTCAACTTAGCCGTACTTTAGATGTGCCACCTCCTACGATAAGCAAGATTCGTAGCGGGAAAATTAATGTATCCGCAGACATAATACTCAGAATCCACGAATGTCTAGGTATGCCAGTAGCAGATATTAGGTCTTTGTTATGAAAGTGCTATTAGTGTTTGCGGCTTTATTAGCGGCTCTATGGGGCTGTTCTGTTGTACTTACTACCAGAGTACAGTCAGCCTATAACGCTGGCTTCAGAGACGGTAAAAATGCCTTTACAATCGATTCTCAATGTTCTGCTTGGCTAATGAACTCTGATCTTAAAGAAGCTAAACAAAGAATCTGCGGAAAATAACAGAAAGTGACATTAAACGATGAATAACGATCAATTCTTTGGATGGTGGAATGGAGATGATTTAACTCCAGACAATGATTTCCCTAAAGATAGTCCTATCTGGTGGGCATGGGAAGGCTGGCAAGCTGCATTGCGCGAAATGAATAAAGAAGCTGAAAAGAATGGTGAGCCATTATGAGATGCGGTAGATGTGAAAAAGAATTACACGAATGCAAATGCGTATGGGCTATCCCTATAGTTTGCCAACGCTGTGGAGAAGTTAATCCAGCAGAAATACATACGTGTACACCTATAGAAAACCTTACGACCGAAAAGAATGTACAAACTTCGGACAATAATGACTAAGAATCCACGTAAGCGTAAGGAAGATTATGACTGGCAAGCCATAATTGACGGTAATCGTATAGGCATTACTAACGTCATTAGAGGCATTCGTAATGGCGAAGTAGACGAGCTAGAACTAGAGAAGCTCAATAACTTCGTGCAATTCTCATTAGCCTTGATGCAGTTATCAGGACCAGATAAATGGGCAAGAGCTAAAATGAATGCTGAGATGATGAATTACATAAAATCTATTGATTCATAGATTCGTAGTTGTTGACGCAGCCTTGCAATTTCTGCATCACGCTCGTTTAATTTTTTCTGCAGACTTTCACTTAATGCGTAAACTGCTGCAATTTTTTCAAACCTCTGCTTATGATCCTCAAGCATTACATTGAATAAACGCTCAGACGCATCAATTTGTTTTTGAATAAAGTCGGACATATAGCTCTCCTACACTTCAATAATTTTACCTCTAAAGTACACAATACCTTCGGAGATTACTTCACATAGCTCTGGAGGCATTAACTTACCTTCCCAGAATGTTAGAACAGCTAGTCCGCTTCTCCAGTTGACCGGGGAATCTTCTGTATAAAAAAACGCAGGGTCATCTATATTAGCCATCGTGCCTGTATCTACACCGTATCTAGTTTTCTGAGCACCCATATCTGTCCACGGCGTAACCTTTAATGAGTGCAAATGCCCAGTCACAAACGAGACACCTGATTTTAATGTGTTGTTATAAACAGCATGGATTCCGTTATGCCAGCGATGTTTAATCATCGTATGCTCATTAACCATAATACTCGTGCTGAACTGCCATCGAGGAAAATGATCCGTTAGATTCATTCCTTTAACGCCCTCAAATGCACTTCCAACTTGTGACGCTAAACGAGTATTAAAACGTAAGTCATGATTACCCCACGTCCAATGTAATTTTGCATTTTTAGCAACATCTTCAATTTCACCCAAGCGTTCTTGGCAAGCATCTAATTCCTGCTTAACTGTTGGCGTTTGTTGCCATCCTATCGGGCTATAAGAACTTGCCGAACTACCATCGAATACGTCTCCGTTCATTATTATCATCTTAGGGGAAAGTTCTTTTGCTAAATGAACAAAAGCCCTATGAGCCGTTGATATAATTCCCGGATAATAATGGCAGTCTGAACCAACCATAATCACACCGTCATCCATCTCTACATTAACCCTAACTCCATTTTGAGGAATGGTTATATTAAATGTAGGGCTTCGAGCATCGTTAGCAGTTAACACAATAGAGTGTTTACTCTCTATATCTCTACGCCTAGAGTGAGTATGCCGGATAGTTAATCCTAATGCTTTAGATACTTGAGACGCTGAGTTATACTGATTCCACACTGCAATAAATTCTTCGTCTGTAACTCTCATTAGTTCACCCTACGGATAAATTCACCGCACCAATCCGTTCGACCAGTAACCGGATAGCAACTATCATAATCGCCTTCCACTTCAATAATCGTAGGTGGGTATCGGTAGCAGAAGCCTACATCTTCTTTAGGCTCGCAAGTATAGAAAGCGCAGCTAATACAAGCTGGCATGCAGTCATCAGGTATTTTGATTTTAGGCATTTGATCTGTATATCATGGAGTTATTGCAATAATATTACAAATCACATTAAATACATAGCTCGCTCATCTTTTCTTCTATTAACGAGTCCTTTAAGAACCTTACCGCCTCCTAAACAATACTTTAAGAACTCATCAGCAGCACCATCATAGTCACCACGATTATGTTTTTGTCTGAGAGTTGATCTCTGTAGCGTTCCTAGTCCTACGTTAAATGCAAAAGAGACCAGAGCGTCAAACCGCCCTTGAGTAATCCCACGAGGGCAATAACGTAATACACCTCGTTCAAAACGCTGCAAATCAGCCGCAAGAATTGCATTGACCTCATCCATTGATAATTTACGGTTCCAGCCATCCGGAATTTCCAGATAACTGCGCTCCTCAAACGGAACCTTAGCGTGATTAGGATCAATTACATGACCTACGCCAACTGTCCATAACCTAGCAGGACAACGATAAGGCTTTAATCTCACACCTTCGTGATGAGCTATTACTGACCTAGCTGAATCTGATACCTTCATTTTTTGCCAAATGCCTGAGTACCAAACCAAAACGCTATGACAGATGCCCAAATCAACTGAGTATCAGAATCCCATACCTCATCGATCATAATCTTGAATGGAACGTTCTGAGTCCATGCATACCAGACACCAGCTATATCAATAGCCACTAGCAGGAAGAATAGACCGTAGGTGACCGTAGGACGCACCATAGCACGAGCATTGATTACCCATTGACTTGCACCCTTACCGATCTCTACATCGTGGTTATAGAGTGCTTTACGCTCGTCTGATGCTGTCTGTATCTGTATTTGCTCTGTGTGTATTTCCTCAACACGCTCCTGAGCCTGAAAGCCAGCCTTCTGCATCTCTAGCTGCATCTGCATCTGAACCTGAGCCATAGCTAGTTCATGCTTCTTATCAGACTTATCCTGAAAGAAATTAAGCAGACTAGGAAGTCCACCAGATAAGAACGACATAAATGTAGAGAGTAAGGTAAGCATTATTGTCCTTGAATTTCAGTTAACAGTTTTAAGCGTAATTCTTTCATCTTGCGTATTTCTTCATTAGCTACAATAGTCGCGTTATTCATGTCCATATACATTACGCCCATCACAGGCAACGCTATAACGAGCACAATACACAGTACCAATATGGTGAGGAGTAGAGTGAACGGTATGTGTGACTCGTTCTGAGGAGTATCATCAGCCATAGGAACCACGTTGTTACGAATAGAACTGCGAAAACTGAAGTCAGTTGATTGCTTATCTGCTTTTTTATCTTTGCTCGTCGCCATATTGCTGCTTGTTGCTTTGCTAGTTCCTGACGTTGAACCTCTGCTCGTTCTGCTTTAACTCTATCTCGCATTACCTCAAACTCTGACCAGATAGCACCTAGTTCCTTCGGAGCCTGATACACCATCATTTCACGCAATTCAGTCTCTAACCGAATCATCTCTTTTTGTGCAAGTATCCGATTAAACGCTTCCTGATTTACCGATAGCTCAGGATCACGAACCTTCTTAGTCTTTAATTCTTCCTCGTGTACGTGTTTCTCAAGTTGCTCATGCGCTTTGAAAAATCCACCCAAATGACTGCTAATGTCAGCAACCACATCTTTGGCTTTACCGTATGCATCAACCAATTCCATACCATCAGCTTTAGCCTGTTGATACAGTTCACAGCCTTGTTTGATTGCACTTGCAGCCAGTTTTGCAGCAGCAAGAATTGTAAGTGGGTCCACATTTATTTAGGAAGCTGACCGTTACCAGCCATCCAAATCATTAGACCTAGCGCACCAGCACCTACTATCCAGAATATCTTCTTTACAACTGACCGACCTACTTCTTCATAGATACGCTTAAATGCTACCTCTGCAGCACGTTCAGCAATATGGTCAATCTGCTCATCAGTAAGTTGTATTTTGTCCATGTTAGGCTTTCATATAATACAAAATTGCTTCAATTTCTTCTAATGTAGCATCGCTTTTGATTCTATTTGCTTTCCAACTAATTATGCAAACATTGTCTTTTGTATAACCTAAACTGGAATCAAATCTATCTAAACTAGGACTATTGTTTCTATTACTACCTTCACCCCAAAATAAATCTATTCCAAATACAGGACATTTTTTATCTTTAGGAAATGCTTCAATAAGATCATCAATAGTTAAAGTACATTCTAAATTTTTAGATTTAGCTCGTATTCTTGCTTGTTGAAGCAATCTATTTAATCTTGTTTTATCATCAGTTTTATATTTATCTCTATGTCTTTTAGAATATTCAGCTACTGTCAGTTTATTTTCTTTAATTTTTTTATGCCGATGCTCTTTTTCTATTAATCTCATATTGCAAGGTTTACATAACTTTCCAACATCTCTCTTGCGCCCTATTTTTTCTATGCCGCAAGA